TTCTGCTGCTCTTTTGTCTATTTTTAAATTTTTTATTTCATCTTCTTTACTTGTAGCTTCGGCTATAGCTTTATCTCTTCCTTCCGAAATAATTAGTTTTTCAGCTATAGCTTTATCTCTTCCTTCTGAAATTTGTCTTATTTCTTTTTCTTTTTCTTCTAGTTTTTCAATATAATGTTTTACTGTATCACCTGATATACTTGGTTGAGCTTGAGTTTGAAACAACTCTAGTTTGAATCTTTCTTTATCCGCTTTTAACTCTCCTAGTTTTTGGAAAACATTTTTTCGGAGGGTAGGATCTGATCTATTGTTTTGCCATTTTCTTATCGCATCATCCAAATTTTTCTTTCCTTTATTATGATACAACTCATAAAGAAAGTTTGTATCGTTGCTTTTTCCCCAAGAGAAAATAAAAAGGAAAAAAGAAATTGATCCGAAAGTAGCAAAAACATACGGCCAAGTATTGTTATCCCAAACATAATTTATAGCGTATGAAGCGAGATAAGCTACGCATGCGATTCCAAAAAATACGGCTAAAGCTTTCCAATGGAAACTGTGATTTTTATTTATCCCTTTAAAAAAGTTTCCAATACCAGAAGTATCGCTTTTATAAGCATCTGTACCTTCAGATTTAGATAAATTTATATAAACTCCATAAAACATTATTAAAGCTAATGTAAGGAAAGCTATTGTCATTAAAACTGCTCCGCTTTTATAATCTATTAGTTGGTCTCCTGAAAGAATCTTTTTATCGGAATCTCTTAGAACCGGACCGTTAAACCAATAAGGTCTATCTCCTTGTAAAGTTTTTATAGATTGCGCGGACAAAGCGAATAATGCCAACATCCCGAGACCTAAAATAAAGATAAGAATTGTCGTTGATGTTGTCCATTTTCCTCTTTTTAAAAGTTTTTCACTCTTTTCACTTAATGATTTCTGAACTTTTACAAAAGGAGTAGCTATATAAGAACCAGCTTTCTTTACGTTTGCTAATGTTACATTTTTTTGAATACTTTCTAACACTGAATTTTTTATAAGTTTTTCTTTTTCTTCTGTTGTGTATGTATCTATTATTCTGTTAACTTCTAATTCTTTGTCTATTTTATCAAATTGGTCTTTATATTTTTTAAATTTTCTTTCCTCTTCAAATATCTTAGATTTATCAGGTTTATCCTTTAACTTATTTTCTGTTATGTTTGCTATAGTTAGCCCGATATTTTCTCTTAATTCTTCTCTTTTTTGTTCTAATATTTCTTTTCTTTTTTCTTCGATAGTCCCTTCGTTTATAGGATTATTTGGACCAAATAATCTTCTTAAATCACTATCAGATATTCTATAAGAATTATTTTCACCAGTTACTTTATTTTGCCTAAGTATTCTTTTAGCTTCGGCCTTGGCTTCTTCTTTTGATTTATTTTCTCTTTTTTCTCTTGCTTTTTGATACATTTCTACTTCTTTTTCACTCTCTTCTATAGATTTTCTAAATTTGGCTGCTTCTTTTTCTAATTCGGCTGCTTCTTTTGTTGCTTTTGCTCTTGCTGCTGCTTCTTCATTAGCCTCTGTTGCTGCTTTGTTAGCATCAACAGCTGCTTCTAGAGCTGCTTTGTTAGCCTTTAATCTTCTTTCTTCAAAATCTCTTCTTGCACCAGCTTCATTAAATAATTTTTGAACGGTGTTAGTTCTTTGCTTTTCAAGTAACTCTTTTTCTTCTAAAAATCTTGACTGTCTTACTTGTTCTTCAAGTGCTGCTTCTGCTGCTGCTGCTTTTTGTCTTGCTTTTGCTTCTTCCTTTATCAATTTCCTTGTTTGTTCATCTGCTGCTGCTGCTTCTTTTCTTGATGTTTCAGCTGCTTTTTCAGCTTGTTGTGTTTTTAATTCAGATGCAGCAATTGCTGATTTAGATAATTTAATTTGTCCCTGGTTAGCTAATTTTTGTTCTTTTATTTTTTCGTTTCTTGCTCTTGTTGCCGCTGTTTCATTTATTTGATATTCATATCTTGCTCTTGCTGCTTCTTCTTCTTTTTGTTGTCTTGCTGCTTCTGCTTGTTGTCTTGCTGCTTCTGCTGCTTCTGCTCGTTGTCTTGCTATTTCTGCTTCTTGTCTTGCTGTTTCTGCTTCTGCTTCTCTTTTTTCTCTTTCTCTTCTAACTCTTCCTTGCGCTAATTTTGCTTCTTCTTGTTCTGTAGCGTTTTGTAATTCTGCTAAATTTAAACGAGCTGAATATCTATCTGCTTCTTCTAATTCTTTTAATTCTTTTAATATGTCTTTTCTTTTTGCTGTTGCTCTTTCTACTCTTCCTTCTTCTCTTGTTGCTCTTGCTTCTGCTGCTTTTATTCTGTCGGCTGCTTTTTGTTCTGCTGCTTCTCTTTTTATTTCTTCCTCTTTTTCTCTTGCTTCTGCTTCTCTTGCTCTTGCTCTTGCTTCTGCTTCTCTTGCTCTTGTTCCTTTTATTAGTTTTTCTAATTCTATTTGTTCAGTTAATAATCTTTGTTTTTCTTCACTTATTCCTTCTGCTTCTTTTATTCTTGCTTCTTCTTCCATTGCTTTTTTATATCTTGCTTCTCCACTCAATAAATCTCCTGTATATTCTTCTTCATCATCAGAAGGAGGGATATCAGGAGGAGCTTTCATAATCTTATTCTTACTCTTACTTTTCTTGTCAGGAGATTTTTTTCTTGTTGTAGTATCTGGTTTCTTTTTTTTATCACTTCTACTCATTTTATTTTATTATAAGATATAACTTTATTTAGAAATATTTTTAGAAATATAATTCTAAAAATTTTTTTACATGTTGTAATAATCCATCATCTCTTGAGGCATTTCATTGTCATAATCGCAATCCCAGATATCATCAGAAGTAATTGTTGTAATTTCGTCAACAATTTCGATTTTCTTTTTAGAAGTATCTTCTAAAATATCTTCGTCTTCCATTCTCATTTCTTCTAATCTTTCACTTAATTTTTCGTAACGCTGAGGAAGTAATTTTGTTGTTGCGTAGTCGATACTTTTCTTATCTCCTACCATCCAAATCTTTTCTTTTGTTCTTGTAATTCCTGTATATAATAGATTAATATTAACAAATCCAGAAAAAGTTTTTGGAATAAAAAATACTACATACTTATATTCTGAACCTTGAGATTTATGAACCGTTTTACAAAAACTATGTTTTATGTCAGAAACAAAAAGACTTCTCTCTTCTTCCTCTTCCTCCTCTTTAGATTTTTTCTTTTTCTTTTTTTCTTCTTTTTTAAATCCGAAAAGATAATCTACTAGTTTATCATTTCCATAATCCACTACTAATTTATCGTTGTCGATTTTTATAATAGTACCTTCTTCTCCGTTCATTAGATCGAATTCATCTCGATAAATATTATTTGTTTGCATTACTCGGTCGTTTAAAAAATATTCTACTCCGTTAAATTCTCTTTTTGAAGTCTGATCTAAAAATATCATTTGTTGAGCTTTTACTAAAACATCCACATCTTTATTATAAGGAGTAATCATAGTGATATCTTTGATATCAGTTTCTTTAGATTTAAAACTTTGAAGAATTTTAATACAATATTCTATCCCGGCGTCGATTTGGTAAAATCCTTTATCACTCACAAAATTAAAAGGAATTTTTTTATCTCGGGAGGGGTCAATTAACCCATTTGCGTTTTCCAAAATTGTCATTTTCTTATTTTTTCCAATAATTCTTTTATTTTTTGTTAAATAATAAATAGGAATTCTTCCAGAATTAATTAGCTGTGTGAAAAAAGAACCTGTCCCGATTGGAGGAAGCTGATTACAATCTCCGATTAAAATTAAACGAAATTTGTGATTAAAATGTTTAAAAAGGTCTTCCATCAACTCGGTAGAAATCATTGAGCATTCATCAATAACTAGATTATAAAATTTTTCTATTTTTTGTCCTGTTTTCTTTTTGTGAATAATTCTATGAAGAGTACAGCATTCAAAATTTCCTAATCCTCCCAAAGTTTCTCTAATTCTTAAAACTGCTTTTCCGGTAAAAGAAGTAAGTAAGAATTTTTCATTATTATGAGAAAAGTTTTTAATTAACTGTTTAATTAGTGTTGTTTTTCCACAACCTGCTCCCCCTGTAATAATAGAAATATAAGATTTTAAAGAACCTTCTAGAGCCCTAATTTGTTCATCAGTAAGAACCACTCCCTGTTCCTCAAAAACTTCATAACCTTTACTTAATTTTGGCATAGATTTTTCTCGAATTCTACCTTCGGTAGTAAAACGAATCATCTCGTTAATTCTTTCACAAACATTTAGTTCAACTCTAAAACTGTTAAAATTATAATACAACTCTTTGCTTACAACAATGTCATATTTTTCTTCTAACTCTTCCTTGAATTCTTCTAAATAAGGAAATAGTTTTTTGAGTAAAATTTCCGGACATCCTGACCATCCACCAGTGATATATTCTTGGACTTTTCTTACAATAGAACCACATCTTAACTCTTTTGGTGTATGAGTATTACCGAAAATTTTATTTATTTCTCCTGCTTTTTCTAAAGAAATAGAAGAAACTTTAAAAGGGTTTTCTTTGAGAGATCTAAATAAAATATTTTCTCGCATTCCTGATTTTTTAATTTCAGAATCGAATAAACCTAAAAGATATAATCTTCTTTTTGTAAAATTTTTATTCCACCAATTTAATAATTTTAAAGTTTGAATTTTGGTTAATGATTCAAATTTAAAATCTTTTGGAATAGGATCAGAAATTTGATCTAGATAATTTATAATTTTAGAAATTCTTTCTGGAGATTCATGTTTTCCATAAATTTCGTCAAAAACAGCTTCTGCCTTTTTAGGCCCAATACCTTTTCCTCTGATAGCTTTAAAAATACAATTTTTAATATTTTCAGAATTAGTTGGAATAATCACAAATGGTTTATCTTTTATAATAATTTCTCCATCAATTTCAGAACCTTCTAAAGAAATCGCATCACTTGTATCAAGAGGAAGAAAACCGTGATATTTACATTTATAAATTTTTCCAGAAGCTTTAATTTTAAAAACAATTAAATCTGAAGTAATGTCATTTCTAACGATAGATGTTACAACTCCTTCTAACTTCATGTTTTTCTAAATTCAGATGGTTTAAATAATCATTTTCTCTATATAGTACTAAAATTTTCTAAAAATGATTTTTAAAAAAAATGTTCTATCTTACACAACCTCTCTTCTCTTGCGACAATGGCTACTACTCAGAAACCAACCACACTCGACATTAATCTTCTGATTCTTTTGAAATCTCAGATAGACGCATCTATCAAAGCGGTAGAAGAAGGGAAACCTACTCCTAAACTTCTTGGACTTGCTTTGACTTCGGTTGGAAATGCTCTAAACGATGAGCTTGGAGTAACAGGGTGGCCGAATCCTATAGTAGAGGCTTCTCCTCCTCTGAAGAAAGAGGCTTCTCCTCCTCCGAAGAAAGAGGCTTCTCCTCCTCGAGAATCAGAGAGCCTTGGATCTTGGGGAGACGAACCTCATGACCCTGAAGAAACTCTTTTTGTTTCTGAAGAACATATCTTCTACAAGGTTGCTCCTGGTAAGTACCAGTGCAACGCCTCAGGTATCTTTCTTAACATCGATTGTGACAAGGAATTCATTCTAGTTACTCCCGAGATTGTGGATATTTGGGATTCCAAGGGATGGCTGGAACAAAACCGGTTCGCTAACCGAGCGAAACAGTTTCCTCATGTGGTTAACTTCAACGGCATCGAGGAAACCGAAGGAGCCATTCCTTTAACTACTTTCTCCGGAAAAGTAGAGGAGACAGACGACGGAAAGATTGTCACTAACAAAGAGGAAGGTATATCTTTTTGGGCTGACTATCGCCTTGAAGTGGGAAAAGATGTCATCGATGGCACAGTTCGTTGGTCTTCAAAGACCAACCGATACTATGTCACCAATTAAGATTATCTTTTCTTAATCTCTTATCTTTTATCAAAAAAATAAGATTTTTAACCTATTATTTATAAGACAAAAATGATTTTTTATTTATTGGAAAACAAATAAAACATGTCTTTTAATCAGATAGAGTTTGACGAATCTAATTTCAATGTTATTTCAGTTTACTTGGCAGAAAATCCTGAATCAGAAATCGTATTCGAAAATAGATGCGAAGTATCTACTTCACCGATAAACAGCATCTGTAGAAAAAGAAAAACTAACGAAAAATATATTTTAACTCTTGGAATGGAAAATGAAGAAAAAAGAAATTTTACTTTTTTGGGAAAAAAATTTAACTTTAGAGTTGATGTGAAAAAGTATATAAAAGAAATATCAACTTATGTTCCTTTTCTTAATCTTATTTTACAGTATGAAGATAAAGAAGCTTTAGAAGAATTAATAAAAAAATCAAAAGAATATTATAAAAACTATGTTCACGACGAATTTAAAAAAGATGATATGTTAAATATTTGGTTTAATGACGGAGAATACTTTTATCAGAAAACAACAGTTCCAAAAAGAACTTCAGATACCATTTATTTGAGCGAAGGAAAAAAAGAAAAAGTGATTGATATTTTAGAAACTTTTTTAAAATCAGAAGATTTATACGAAAAGCTAGGAATTTCTCACCGAATTAGAATTCTTTTACATGGCCCTCCTGGAACAGGAAAAACAAGTTTTATACATTATATTGCGTCAAAACTAGATATGGATATTTGTTCTGTCATGAAAGACTTAAAGATATCAGATGTTAAATTTAATAGTCTTCTTAGTAATGTAAAAGAAAATTCTATCACAGTTTTTGAAGATATGGATTTTTTGGCAAACTTAAAATTCAGAGAATCTAAAGGAAACGTTTCTCTTGGAACAATTCTCAATTGTTTGGATGGATTAAATTCAACGGCAAAAATTTGTATTATTACAATGAATGACATTAAAGGATTAGACCCTGCTTTTATTCGTCCTGGAAGAATCGATCATATTTTAGAAATCGGTTATGCGGAATTAGAACAAGTGGGTGAGATGTATAAAGTTTATATGATGGAAAATTATGATTTGGAGAAAAACAAAGAATTCATGAAAAGTTATAAAAAGTTAAAAATTAATAGTGTTACTCCTTCAATTCTTCAGAATTTCTTTTTTAAGTATGTTAAAGAACCAGACTTGGCTCTAGAAAATATCGAAGAAATAAAAAAAATAAAAGAAATAAGAGAAACATCTGGAGAAAAAAATATGTATCTTTAAATTTAAAATATTTAGAGATAAAAAAAATAAAAAAAAATAATTTTAAATTAAAATATTTTAATTTAAAGATGAAAAAAAATAAAAAAAATAAAAAAAATATTTTTTTTATTTTATTTTCATATAAAAAATGCCACGTGTAAGTTTAGAAACCAAGCGAACTATGGACAATACCCATGTCGGATTAGCAGCAGTTTTGCTCGTTCTCATCTTTGTTGCCTTTGGCTACTGGTGCTACTATGTTAATGAGTTGAGAAAGATTGAAGATGATGACACTGATGGTCACAAAGGAGTTGAACTTCATGATAAAAATGCCCTTGCCGACAGAGATACCGTCTTCCAAGCGGCCGTCGTTGGATTCCTCCTCATCATCACAGTCAAGCACTTGAGAGACCTCCTCTATCATATGTAATCACATATCTCAACTTTTTTTCCATCAAATTTAAAAGGTTTGGTACAACCCCAAACTAAATCTTTTTTTAACCACATTTCACATTCTTTTAAGGAAGCATGTGGATTAACAAATTTTAACCCTTTTTTAAAAACCGCATGTCTAAAAATTGTACATCTTATTTCGCTTCTGGGAACTTCGCAAAGCATATCACAATGAGGACAGTTAAAATAAAAAATATCTTTTTCGGAATCATGTAAAATATTCATTTTAAAATCTAATAAAATTTTAAAATTTTAATTATGATAGAAACCAAGAAGTAATATTACTCCTATAAATAAGAAAGCGAAAATTATCTGAATCATGTAAAATATTCATTTTAAAATCTAATAAGATTTTAATTGTGATAGAAACCAAGA